GCCAACGTGGCAACCATCCAGGCTGATATGAACAATCTGTGGGGCCAGTTGGTTCGTGGCGCTGACCGCCCCGACCTGATTCCGATGGACAACGTGGTTTGGGCTGCTTATCTGGCCTCGTTGCAGGCGCAGCAGAGGTTCGCTGGAACCGAAGTCGGCAAGCTCGGTTTCCCGACCCTCAAGTACATGGACGCAGACGTTGTGCTTGACGGTGGTATCGGCGGCTTCTGCCCTGCCGGTACGGCTTTCATGCTCAATACGGACTATATCAAGTTCCGTCCACACAGCGCGCGTAACTTCGTACCGCTTTCCCCCAACAAGCGGTATTCGATTAATCAGGACGCGGAAGTGCAGATTCTTGCATGGGCCGGAAACCTGACAACTTCGGGCGCACAATTCCAAGGTCGCTTGGACGTGAATCCGTAACCTTCGGCGGGGTGCCGGGAAGCTGGTTGCTGCCGCCAGTCTAAACAAGGGCAGCATTTTTTCATTAGGAGATATCGAAATGCCTGCAACCAATATGGCTGGCCCCCTAGTCGTAGCGGCCAATCCCACCCTTGGCAAGTTCGTTATGATGAGTGCTTTCAGTGGCCCGAAAGGCTCGCCGTTGGATGCCAAGCGTTTCAACCCAACCACGTTGGTCAAAGAGAATGACCCGACCAACTATTCCACGGGTGCGCTGAACACCGGAATCGGTATCGGCTGCAACCGGGTTATCAACGTGTCCATCGGTACTGCCCCGGCTACTGCGGTGCAGTCTATCAAGGACAGGGGCTATACGGATGATGTTATCCCCGGCATGAATTACAACACTCAGGCCGGTGGCGCTGCCTTGCAGACGGCCCCGGATGCAAGGCTGACCCTGATCGGTGGCGGTCGCAGTAACATTCTACCGGCTCCCGGTAATACTGGCTTTGGAGTGTCAACGCCTGTGCCGTGGAGTGCCGTGCCGTTGCTAGGGTGGGGCGCGGGCGGTTCGCGTGATGCTGGCGCTGGCCCTGCTTTCACTGGCTTCCCGGTCAAGATGGTTACGGCCACTGGCGCGGTTGCTGACGGTGCCGCAATCGAAGCCAACTGGCTGAACCGTTCTGGCATCGCAATGGTCGCCACTGAATCGGCCTTCGGTTCTGGCTCTGCTGCCTCGGTCGCTCCGACCGATGTAGAGGAAGAAGAAGAACCGTGATTGGTGTGGTAAGGGCATGGTGCCATAGGTCACAAGCCTAGGCACCATGTTTTAAGGAGAGTGTCATGAGCAAAACCGCCCTCGTATTATTGCTGGCTTGCGCTACCGCTATCGGTGGCTGCGAGACAGACGGCTCTACGGTTGTTGACATTCGGGTTTACCGGGACGTTATCGGCAACCTGATTGGTGAGAACCGGAAGTATTGTTTCTATCGTTTCCCGAATGGGCATAGGGAGAAGGTGTACCGTACCTACGGATACCGACACAACGCCTGCCCCCCGACCATCACTCGCAGGATGCGTACATTCTAAGGAAACTGTCATGGATATGCTGCTTTTGATCTTGATGTTTGTCGGCTTCATCTGCCTGGTACTGGCAGCCTTCAATGTGGCGTTCAGTAGCCGTATCAATCTCGGCTGGCTCGGCGTTGCTTTTTTTGCATTGGTTGTCTTGCTTTCGCGCTGAGACAATCATAACTACTTGCGCGAATTCCCGCACCCCTTTCAGGAGTATTTTATGACACATGGACAAGCAGACTTCGACGTTGAGGACTTCGATCATCGCAACGCTGGCGATAAAAGCGTGTTCGTCAAGTTCTATATCCGGCCCTTCCAAGACGAAGCCAAATCGGTTGAGGAAGGTCGCCCCATCTTCAAGGACAAAGAGTATGTCGAAATCCGTACCCCCGGCAACCAGACGAATATCGTCCAACGTCCGGTCACGGATATGGATAAGCAAAGGTTTCGCGCTGCGTATGCCGCTTTCAAAGCCGGTGACGCGGAGCAAATCATCGGCACTCCGCTCACGGAAACTCCGTGGATTACGCGCAGCCAAGCCGAGGAACTGGCCTACCTGCGAATTCGTACCCTTGAGCAGCTAGCGAATGTGGGGGATGATGTTTGCACCCGTATCCCCGGCCTGTTCAAGCTGAAACAGCGGGCGCAGGCGGCGCTGGAAAGGGCAGAGAGAACTGCCCCCTTCCTCGCCATGCAGGCAGAGAATGAAGCCATGAAAAATCGCCTTGATACAATGGAAGCTACCATTGCCGATCAAGCTGCGATTATCAAGAGGCTTGAAAAGAAGGGGTAAGTCATGGCCGTTCGGGCATCTGTGCTGACCATCGTAAATCAAGCCCTGCAAGAGATTGGTTTGCCGCAGGTGGAAACGACTATCTCTCCGTTCGACGATCAGACCGGGTTCCAAACGCTCGGTCTGGTCAACGCTTTGGGAACACAGCTTGTCAAGGGACACGATTGGCAGTTCCTTGAAAAATCACAGCAGTATATTGGGGATGGGATTGTGTCGGAATTTGACCTTCCCCCGGACTTCGGGCGCATAGTCAATCAGACCCAGTGGACTTCAACCAATCGCCGCCCCATGTTTGGCCCCGTGTCTCCGCAGGGCTGGTCATGGGTTAAGAACGGTATTGTATCTGTCGGCGTGTATTACCGCTATCGGATACTGGACAACAAGTTCCAAGTGTTTCCCATTCCTGCTCTCGGTGAGAAAATTGACTTTTACTATATCTCCCGCAACTGGGTCTTTGACCCGGATATCGCGCCTTCGGGGGGATACAAAGACAAGCTCACGAAGGACAATGATGAGCCTGTATTTGACAACTTTCTGATGTGCGCTGGAGTCAAATACAAGCTATGGGCTGCAAAGGGCATGGAAGCAGCAGAGCTTGGCCGTGAGTTTGAATACATGCTTACTGCCGAGAAAGGGCAGACCCAAGGTGCCCCCGTTATCTCGCTGAACCGTCAGTGGGATTATCTCTACATTAGTGGTCAGAACGTACCGGACGGAAGCTGGAATGTTTAAGGCAACGCTAGGGCCACAGAGAGTCAGTCAGGCGCTTGGCGTACAAGCGCCAACGGGCGGTCTTAACGATCTTGACCCCCTTTCCAACATGGGGCCGGAGTTCCTGATTGACGTAATGAATTTCTACCCTGATACTGGGGTGCTTTCCGTGCGCCCCGGCTATCAGGAATGGGCTACCGGCATGGGCGGCGCTGTAAGAACCATCATGCCATACAATGCCGCTGATGGTTCTGTTAAGATATTTGCCTCTACGGATGCAGCTATCTTTGACATTACTACCTCAATGGCTAACCCTCCTATCTCTGAGAATGACCGCGTTAATAGCAATGGCGCTTGGATTGACACAAACTTTGCCAATGCTGCGGGGCAATTCTTGGTCGCAGTAAATGGCAAATCCGCTATCTATTATGACGGCACGGCATGGGGCAGCTTCCTACCGAATATAGCCCCCGATGCTATCGGTGAGATTGGGGGCGGCGTTGACCCTAATGATTTCTCCTACGTTCTGGTGCATAAGGGACGGCTCTGGTTCATCGAAAAGAATACCATGACTGCATGGTATCTGCCGATTGATTCAATGGGCGGCGAAGCCAAACCGTTTTTTGTCGGTGGCCTATTCAAGCGCGGCGGGTATCTGACCATGCTGGCTCGGTGGTCTGCGGATACGGGTGACGGTCTGGATGATCGCATAGTATTCATTACTTCGATGGGAGAGATTGCATCCTACTCCGGCAATGACCCCGAAAATGCCGAGGATTGGTTCCTTGATTCCATCTGGTATATCGCGCCCCCTCTGAGCCTTCGTTCTGTTGCGGATTATGGCGGCGATATATTGTTCCTTAGCCGCCGGGGCCTAGTGCCGCTGTCCTCGCTGGTGACAAATAGCATCACGGAAATTCTGTATTCCAATACGCTAACCCGGCGTATCTCTCGCACCCTGATTAAGCTGGCCGCGCAGAGCGCACCCTATCCTATAGAAATAGCGGTTCACCCTGACTCTGCATGGGTGGTAATATCCCTTTTTGATACAAAGGCTCCTACCGAATTCGGTAGCTTCGGTATGCCGGTTCAACTGGTCATGAATTTCTTGACCGGCGCATGGGGCAAGTTTGATTATCCATGCCGGACTACCCGTACCGTTGACCGCAATATTTTTCTCGGCGCAGATGGAAAGGTATTTGTTGTTACTCCTGATGCCTATAAAGATAATGTTCTGCTTGACGGCTCTGGCGGCGACCCGATTGAGGCATATGCGTTCAGCGCGTATAGCTATCTTGAGAACCCAACGGCCAACAAACATGCCAAGCTGATTCGCCCGGTATTCCATACAGAAGTGAAGCCCTCGTTCCGTATGCGCGTCTTACCCGACTTCCGACTTGACCCGTACCTCACTACTCCATCCCCCGGTGTAGCCGCTGGCAATGCCAAATGGGATATCGCAGAGTGGGACTTGGCTAACTGGGGCGGCTACGAGAACGTCTATCGCCCGTGGGTTTCAGCTAACGTACTGGGCTACGCATTTGCATGGCAGTTGCGCGTGTCCACTTCCTCATCCTTTGGAGTGGCAGCTTTGGAATGGGTGCATGAAGCGGGAGGCTTGGTATGAGCCGCTGGATTAACAGTGACCCGAATAACCTTGCGACCCTTGCAAGTATCATGGATATCGTGCCTACGGAAAAGGCCGTATGCCTGCTGGAGTGCGAGGGAACCGAGGTCATTTGCGGAGCCTTGTTTGACGGCTTCAACGGAGCTTCAATTCACGGGCATATCTGGATAGAGGAAGGCAGGGTTCCGTCGCGCTTATTCTGGTTCGCTATTTATGACTATCCTTTCCGCCAGTGTGGTGTGGATAACCTGATTGGTACGGTTGTATCCTTCAATGAGAAGGCACAGAAGTTGGTAGAACACTTGGGCTTTCGGCTCAACTCGGTTGTTCCGAAATACTACCCGAATGGCGCAGATATGATGCTGTATGTCTGCACAGTAGAAACCGCTGGCCGGTGGGAGAAGATTCGACCGGCAGGCGTCATGGTCAAGGAGAATTAAGATGGGTGGCCTGTTTGGGAAGAAACCTAAAGCGCCTAAAATCCCTGACTATGTTCCGCTAGTCAAGAATCAGGCCGCAGAGCAGCAGCAATTTTTGCAGAAGCAGACCGAGGCTAATCGCCCCGATCAAATGACTGCGTTTGGCTCGCTCAAATGGTCGCAAGACCCGGCTACTGGCCGCTGGACACAGACCGAAGCCCTGAGTGCGCCACAGCAGGCCGCGCTTGACTCCGCGCAAGGGCTTCAAACGTCCATGTTTGACCGACTCAAGGGGCAGGCGGCGTGGGATGGTGGCCCTGCCATGCCTACCTATGATGAACTGTCCGGCGAAAAGCACGGTCAGCGGTTGGCCGAATCGCTTATGGCACGGGTACGGCCACAGCAGGCCGCACAGCAATCGCAGATGCAGACCAAGCTACGCCTGCAAGGACTACAGCCGGGTACGGCGGCGTATGACCGTGCCTATCAGAACATGCTTACTTCGCATGGTGACGTAGGCGCGCAAGCTGAACTGCAAGGCATGTTGGCAGGCGCGCAGGAATCGCGCGATATCTACAACACGCAACTGGGCGGTCAGCGGCAGGGCTATGAACAGTCCATGCAGAACTATATGCTGCCTTGGCAGCAGGCTCAGGCCGCGCAAGGTCTTGTCGGCGGTGTCAAGACCCCCGGTTTCCAAGGCTTCAACACAGCCGGAGAGGCACAGGCGGCAGACGTTACCGGGGCCACTCAGCAGGGCTTCGCGCAGAAGGCACAGCTATACAATCAGCAGATGCAGTCGCGCGATGCCAAGATGAACTCTATGGCTTCTCTCGGTGGCGCTGCTATCAAGGCATCTGATATTGCACTCAAACAGGATATCGAACAGATCGCAGATGAAGCCGCATACAATACCATGCTTTCCCTTATCCCGATTAGCTGGAAGTGGAAGGACACCAAACTGCCGGATGCTGGTATCTCCGCGCAGCAGGTATTTGACCTCGTTCCTGAGCTTGTATCCAAATCGGCAGATGGATTCTTGCAGGTCAACTACACCGGCTTGTTCGGCATACTGCTAGGTGCCTTCCGGCACATGGCTAAACAGGAGAGGGAACATGGCGTTCTATGACCAAGGTGGAATGGGCGAGCAGCCGATGGGCGGTGGGGGTGGCGCGGCTCGCAAGCCCCGCAAGGGTGGCTCGGCTGCGGCTGTGCCGGGGCAAATGACCAATACGGCCATGCCCGGCACTCAGCAACTTTCGGCTGTGCCGCAAGGGATGGAACAGGGTGCAAACTTTGCTCCAATGCCGGGGCAGGATGCCTCGGCACAGGCCATGCAGGGTAGCGTTGGTGGTTATGGCGGGCCAATGGGTTCGGGTACTCCCCTACCCGGTTTGCCACCTCAGCAGGGCGGTATGACTTTCCAGCCGGGGTTCCAGCAGACGCAAGACCCCGGTATGGCAGGCTCGTTAGGCGAGCAGCCGATGGGTACACCTTTGAACAAACCCGGTAAGCAGGGTGGCGCTGCTGCTACTCCTTCTCCCGGTGGCATTATGCCCCCCGGTAATCGCTTCGGTATGGGCGGTGGTATGGGCGGTGGTATGGGCGGTGGTATGGGCAGTCCAATTAGCCAGCGGCTCAAGGCAATGGCGCTCCGTAACCGGGGCAAGATGGGTGGCGGAATGATGGGCGGTGGAGGGTACTGAAATGGCATACAATCCTTTCATGCTGGAAGAACTGTCTCCGAGTGCTGCCGATATCAAGAAGCGGCAGCGCCTTGCAAAAGCCTTGCGGGAAGCGCAGGGTGAGTTCAAGGACGTTCGGACGGTAAAGACCCCGGAGCTACAGCGTTCTGTGCATGGCGGATTGTTTGATACCGTACCCATGTACGCGCCTAAGTCCACACTGGGCACAATCGCAGAAGTTGGCGGCGGCCTTCTCGGTGAATACTTGACTGGTAAAAAGGCCAAGAAAGCCGAGGAAGATTACGATACGGCTATGACGGAAGGCGCTATCAGGGCCAGTCAGCAGATTGGCGCTGACGGGTTGCCGGTCAGTCAGCCTGCTCAGGGTTTCATGAGTCAGGGCCGTATGGGTAAGGGGCTTGAAGCGGCTGGCTTCCCGGCCACTGGCGCTCCCCCTGCTGGCACAATGACAGGAGGGCCGGAGGCTGCTACTGCTCCTGCCCCCTTTCAGGAAAAGGGCGGCGGGTTGGCTGAGGAATTGGCTGGCGCCGACTTAGGCATTGAAGCCCTAGACGCATTGGCCTTGTATGAGGGCGACCGTGGCCGCGCTCTGGATGATAACCAGATGCGCGAATTCCTGCATACCGGGAAGGTGAAAACTCCCGACTCACCGGAAGCGCCCCCTGCTCCCCCGCGTAATCAGGATGAACTTGCCGCTTATCTCGGTATCGGCTCGGGCCAGAATCCAACGGTCATGCCGGAGCCTGCTGCACCACAGCCGGTCAAGATGAACATTGCAGGACTTTCCCCTGAGCAAAATCAGAGGCTTGGACAGGCGGTTGCGGCGCTAGAAACTCAGAACCTTCCACCGGCTGAGTTTGAGAAGAAATTCAAGGAGGCTATGGCTGCGGAAATGATGCAGGGCGCACCCCCGGAAGCGGTCGCTCAGGCACAGGCCGCTGGCACTACCTCGCTGCCAGTTCCCGGCGCGGCTGACCCTTTGGCGGGTATTCAGGCTGCGGCTCCGGCTCCACCGGCTGAACCGAGTGGAGCGGCTACCGATATCAATGCTATGCTCGGCATGGCTCCCCAAGGTGGCGGCGGTGGCGCTCCTATGGCTGGCCCCGAAGGCACAGTTCCAAATGAGCAAGCTCTACGCGCCTATCTCGGCCTGATTGGCGAGGAAGGCGCAACCGGCCTTATCGGCAAGGCTCCGCATGTATCGTCCAAGTCCATTCTTTCGGACAAGTCAATCGTCCTGCATATGTCTGATGGTTCCATGCGTCATACTGGCCGGAAAGCCATTCATGACGGCACGAATTATCGGGATGATTTGACCGGCGAGATTATCAATGTGTCTGGTGGCGTTGCTTCCAAGGTAACGGAAGGCCAGCCGGATACAACTACCGACCCGAATACGCTCCAGCCTAATCAGCCTCAGCCTCCGGCTCCCCCGGCGGCTCAGACACAGGCTCCGGCAGTCACTCCCTCGGCTCCGGCTGTCGCGGGTGGCCCTACTCCATCCATGACGGACGGCGTATCTGCCCCCATGACTGGCGGCCCTCCGGTGCCTCCGACTCCGGCTGCTACGACTGGGGCAGCGCCTATCAGAATGAGTACCGCCGCGCAAGTGGAATTTGCAAAGAAGAACGCTCAAATTACGGCAGAACTCGGGCAGGCCGAAGGGCTTGCTTGGGCCGCTGGTACAAAGGCTGCTGCGGAGGCGGAAGCCAAAGGCGATATCGAATTCCGGCAGTTTGCTCGGGATGCGTTGCCGAAGATGGATATGGGTCTGGATAGGCTGAACAAGGATATCCCGGCCCTAGTCAATCATCCCGGCCTGCCGGTGATTGTCGGCAAGGGCGTGTGGGCCAAACTGGGTAACGTCCCATTCAAGGACTTGGTGCATGATATTGGTCTATCCAATACTGCTGCCGCTGACGCTTTGGCAAGGCTGGAGCAGATGAAGGGCCAAGTGTTCTTGCCTGCCTTTGAGTATATCAAAGGTGGTGGTCAAGTTACCAATCTTGAGGGCGATAAAGCGCAGAACGCTATGGCTCGTATGAGCAGGGCGCAGACCGTTGAAGCCTTTACGGAAGGTATGAGAGACTTCCACCAAGCCTATATTGATGCTCGGCAGAAGCGTTGGGAGATTGCACAGGGCAAGTATGATTTGAGGCAGTTCCGTCCCGGCGGTGAAAAGAGCGGGGCGATTGCTCCGGTAACGAATCCACTTGATAAGCCGCCAGCGCCCCCGGTAAGTGATGCAGAATTTGAAGATGCAATGAAGCTGTTCGGAGGCTAAAATGGCTACCCGTGCGGAAGTTCAAGCGGCAATCAAAAAGGCGGCGATAGCTGCACGGGATACTAGTAACCCGGAGCGGGCCGCGCAGGCTATGGCTGCGGGCCGCGCTTTGTACGCTAGATATCAGTCCATGCCAGAGGACACGGCTCCGGCTACTGCCCCGGAGCTTGGCAAGCTAGGCCAGCCAAAGGTTCCGGTTGACGCGCAGGGCAATATCATAAACTCCGTGGGCCGTATCCCCGCCCCCGGAAAGCGGGAGTCTGCCTTGACTGGCAACCCCATTTATGATGCGCTGGCGGGCTTCGGTGAGACCTATGATTCTACATGGAGAGGTATCAAGCAGATTGCAACCGACGACCCTGCCGAAACTGCCCGCCTGAAACAAGATGAAGCCGATGCCCGTTTGACCAATACAGAATTGGACGACTCCACGGCAGGTCAAATCGGTAAGTTCTTGGGCTATGGCTCACAGCTTGCTGTCCCCGTTGCGGCTGCTGCTGCGGCCCCCGCTGTGATTGGTGCTACTGGCCTTGGCGCTGGATTGGCTACGGTTGGAGCCGAAGGGCTGGCCGGGGCTGGCGTTGCGTCCTTGGCTCCGATCACAGGTGAGGAAAGCCGCACTACCAATGCACTATATGGCGGCGCTATCAATGCTGCGATACCTATGGGATGGGGCGCGTTTAAGGCGCTGCCTGTTTTCAATCCTTTGCGTAGAGGCATAGCCGAAGCGGCTGAAAAGGGTGTTAAGTCACGGGTAGAGGCGCTGAGAAAGGCGGCGGGTAAGCAGATCGGGGAGCTATCGGAAACTGCCTCCGTTAAACTACAGCCCTATGTTAGTGAAATGAAAAGAATTCGGCAGACTTATGGCCCGTCTATGGCTGACCCGCATAAGGGTGTCGCCGGGTCAGGTCAAAGTCTCAATGAACTGATTAACCTTGGTGAGAGAGGTGCGACTATCCTTAAAGACCGGGTTCAAGCCCTGAGAACTTCGGCCCTGAGAAACGCTACTGAGGCTAAAGGTCAGGCTCAGACCGGATTTGAGCATATGCAGCGGCTCATTGATGATGCCATAGACGCTGGCCTGCCCACCAATAAAGCGGTCAAGCAAATACAAAAGGCCCGGACACAGTATCGAACCGCTCAGGAAATAGCGGAAGCGGAAGCCCGGAAAAAGGCATTGGATTGGAAGGCAGCGGAAACGGCTGCAAAGCTAACGGTTGGTGGCGAAGCCGAACGGTTCATTAGCCACTGATACTGGAGAACTAAAATGCCTCGCAATGGTAGTGGTTCATATCAACTTCCCGCTGGCAATCCGGTTGTCACTCAGACGCTAATCACTAGCAACTGGGCGAACACAACCATGAATGACCTTGCGGCAGCGATTACCCAATCGCTTTCCAAGGATGGTCAGACTGTGCCAACGGCTAACCTGCCAATGGGCGGGTTCCGGCATACGGGTGTTGGCGACCCCGTACTGCGGGATAACTATGCCTCTCTCGGATGGGTACAGGACGGTAAACATACACGCCTGACAGGGGTAGCCGGTGTCAATGCAATTACCGCTACCCTTCCCGGTGGCGCTAGCGCGTTCACTGTCGGCCAGATCGTGCAACTGATTCCGACCTCAACCAATACCAGCGCCGTTACCCTGAATGTCAATGGCATCCCCCTTGGGGGCGGCAATCCGAACGTGCCTATCGTTACGGATATCGGCAGCGCGTTGGCTGCTGGCAACCTGATTGCAGGCCGTACCTATCTACTGTCCTTCACTGGTGCTACATGGCAGATCATTTCCGCCAGTGGCGGCGTAGCTGGTTTTGCTCAGGCTGCTATGACTGGTTGGGATAGGCCCATTAGTGGCATCTATCCTTCGATTACGCTGGTCAATCCGACTACCGTTTTCGTACCGGGCGGCACGGGGCGTATTGTCAAGCCCTCAGCGCGCGACCTTTCCGGTGTGCGGGAGGTAACGTGGGCCGGTCAGAATGTGACCATTGAGAACGTGGCCGTTGACTGGACTACTACACTGGGGGTCAATTCCAACGGCCAGATCATCCAGCTTACCGGCAACTTTAGTCCCAACTGGGCGCGTGATTATATCATGCTCGGTACGGTCGCTCACTTGAACGGCCAGATCAATGAGATTACTACGCAACCAACCATCTATGGCGATATGACTTATGCCGCCTATGATACGGCCTACCTTCTCAACAACACTTTGGTATCAGGCGGTAAGGTCTTGGCTAACGCTGCCAGTCCCTTCCATATTGATATTCAGGCCGGTATCATCTTCTCGCTTGGCCGAGATTCGATTGACCTTAACGGCCCGAACACGGGGAATTTCCCGGCGGTGTTCGACCTCAGTTTCTTCCCCATTACTGGTACTAGCGGCATTAGTGCTGCCACTCAGAATGTCCCGGTCACGCAATACGACCCCCTTGGCGCGGGTGTTATAACCGCGATACCGGGCGGGGCCACGACGGCGACTATTCATAGGCTTTTCCTTGTGGCTGGTGAGTATGTCTTGCTGTACGGCCAAGCGGCATATGCTGACCTTATCTCCGCGCTGTCGCAACTGAGCGTGGATGATGCCAGTCTAGTCTATCCGGCGAAGCTGGTCAATGCAACCATGCTCTGCTACATTGCTGTGCAGAAGAATTGCACAGACCTCAAGAACACAGCTACGGCCCGGATTGTCGCCAAAGGTGGCACGAATTTCAGCATTGGTACGGCGGGGTCTATCTCCGAAGCTCCGATCAACGGCCTTCTGTATGGCCGGGTGAACGCTGCATGGGCTGAGACTGTCCCGGCTCCTGTTGGGCCGCAGGCAACGCTGCGCCAGATATACTACTATACCAATACGTTTGCCCGGTGGTCGGAAGGGGCAGATGATATCGCTGAGGGCGGCGCAAATACTGGTTCTAACTGGGTGCTGCGGCGCTATACGGACGCTGGCGGTCTGCTCGGCACGGTTATGGAGATTGACCGGGCCACGGGGGCTGTGTTTATTGACGGCCCTGTTAGTGTCCAAGATACTATCTTCATGGACACGGCTCTTGGTCAACCCCTGTCGGTCTATGCTATCGGGGCTGGTCTGCCTGCCAATGGTGCGACTCCCGGTATCCGCGCG